GCGTGCTAATAATGAGTATTGGCTTAAAGTACTTAAAATTAGAGATGGAGAAGGAAAGGGAGTTAAATGTAAATTAGACATTAATTATAACTACATGCGACTAACAGAAACCGATGAAACAACAAATTCAAACATACATAACTTATAATGGCAAGAGATAAAATATTTAATAATACCTTCGAGGAAACAGAGTTTGAATTAGACCCTACGTTTACGTTTACGGTACAACCTGGGTTTAGCGATAGTAGACCTGAAGAGGAAAAGATAGAAACTGAAATGATTTTTAAGGAAATTCACAGGCTGATAGAAGTTTCTAGATTTAAGAAATTTAATAACATTGATGAGTTTCAACAAACTGTAAAATTAAAGAAGATAGAAATAAATGAGGTATTTGAATATATCTCAGATGAGTTAAGACGAAATTTCTCTATAATAGATATATTTTCTGAACTATCAGATTACTTTAACGTGAACCCTACTAAATTTTATCAATCACTTGGTAATAAATTTAAGGAGGAGTTAATTGAGGCCCTTGATAAAAAGACAAATATTCTGAGCAAAAAGAATATAAATAGATTATTTTAGTATGATTGAAAATGCAATTTTAGAAGAACAGGTAAAAAGAATATGGATTTTAGGTGATATGCACCTGGGAGTTCGTTCTAATTCCTTGGAGTGGCTGGAAATGCAAAAGGATTTCTACGATAACCAATTCATCCCAACACTTTTAAAAAACTATAAAGAAGGTGATATATTAGTTCAGGTAGGAGATGCATTCGATAACAGACAAAGTATCAATATTAAAGTACTTCATTATGCCGTTGATCTTTTTGAAAGATTAGGGCAAATCTTGCCAACGCATGTTATTTGCGGAAACCATGATATATGGGCAAAGAAGAGTAACGATGTAAGTTCTATTGATGCGTTAAAATGGATTCCGAATGTTGCAATCTATAAGGAACCTAAGACATTTAATTGGGGAGGCAAAGAAGTTTTATTAATGCCATGGAGAAGAGACACTGATCATGAAAAGGAAACTCTTGCAGAATTCCCAAATTCAAATATAGTATTTTGTCATTCAGAAGTCAGAGGTATTAAATTAAACAAAAAAGTAGATAACTTTCATGGTGTGGAAGCTTCTACATATGATAGATTTGATGCAGTTTATTCAGGGCATATTCACTATAGACAGAAGAGAGGAAGGTTGAGAATGGTAGGTACACCATACGAGTTAACAAGATCCGATATAGATAATACTAAAGGGTTTGATATGGTTGATTTAGAGGACATGTCAGAGACTTTCTATGAAAATACTATATCTCCTAAGTTTGTTCGATTCTATTTAACACAGCTATACAACATGCCTCTAGGTGAGTTTAAGGATAAGATACGTAATAATTATGTAGATCTCTTTGTTCCATCTAACGTTGCAACATCATCTGCTCTTTCTCGTCTTATTAATAAGATACAAAAGATTAGTAGAAAAATAGATCCAAATATCTATGAGCAGGATTCATTTCTTGATGAGGAATCATATGATATGGAACAAATTGAAGATCTCTATAAGAACTATAACATATTGCATTTATGCGACCTATATGTTGATGGTATGAATTATGATGATGCAACTAAAACCCAAATTAAAAATAGGTTAAAGAAACTACATGACTTTCATGCATATAATAACCAAACAGACTAAATAACTTATGAAAATACAGAGTATCGAACTAAAAAACTTTGCGTCATATGGTAATAAAGTTCAAAAAATAGAATTTGAAGAAGACAGACCAGAGTTATTTTTAACATTAGGAAAAAACGGAGAAGGTAAGACAACTATTGCAAACGCGATAGTCTTTGCCTTATATGGTAAAGTAGAGGGAGTTAGAATGGCAGATCTTCCGAATAGAATTAATAAAGAACTTTGGGTAAGAATTAAACTAAGATGTAAATCAACTGAAGTCGTTATTGAAAGAGGCCTTGCTCCAGGGATATTTAAAGTATTCTTAAACGGTATTGAATTTGACAAGGCAGGAAAGAGAAGTGTACAAGAGTATTTAGAAGAAGAAATATTTGGCATACCTTATCATGTATTTAAGAATATTATTATATTGTCAGTTAATGACTTCAAATCTTTCTTAACAATGAACAATAATGATAAGAGACAAATCATTGATAAGATGTTTGGATTTTCTATTCTTAATGAAATGCAATACGCAATCAAAGAGGAAAGAAAGGTTCTCAAAAACGAAATCGATAATTTTACAAGAGAATTACAGCAAATTGATAGCAACATAAATTCCGTTAAAGAAAAACTAGATATATTAGTTACTGAGAGTAATGAAAAGGACAAGCTTAGGATTGAAGATCTTAAGGCTTCTTTAAGAACATATGGTGAAAATAAAACTAAAATAGAAGAGGCACAGAATAAGATCAGCGCAAGCCTTGGCAGTTTTAGGGCAGATTTACAGGACAAGACGTTAAGCCAATCAGAACTTAAATATAAATTATCATCTTTACAAAAGAAATTAGATCTATACGAAAATAATACATGCCCTACATGTGAGAGTGAATTGGTTGGAGATTTTCATGAAGATAGAAAAAATGAAATGCAAAAGGAATTAGAAATACTTCCAACTAAACTTGAAGAAGCAACAGATATTGTAAAAGGAATCGAAGAACAAATCAAAACATTAAGAGGAAAGGATATTGCAGTAAGAGATAAAGCAACAACACTTAATACTAATATCAAAAGGCTTAAGTCTGAGCTTATAAAGATAAGTGAATCAATGAAACAGAGTACTGATTTTACACATCTTGAACAAATCATAAAGGATTTCAAAGAAAACGAGCATACTAAAGAAGATCTTAAGGATGTTAAGTCAACTGACTATGTTTTTCTTGAAATGATAGAGGAAGTACTAGGGGAAGATGGTGTAAAGAACTTAGCCATTAAAACTATTCTACCAGGATTAAATGCTAATATCGCGGCCATGGCACAAACAATGCATTTGCACTTCCATTTAAGGTTTGATGAAAAGTTTAATTGTATTATCAATCATCTAGGTGAAGAAATTAATCCAATGACTCTTTCGACAGGAGAACGTAAGAAGGCAGACTTTATTATTATCATTGCAATCATTAAAATTCTTAAGTTAAGATTCCCACAATTGAACCTATTATTTCTAGATGAGCTATTAAGTTCAGTTGACGCAGATGGAATACACAACATACTAAAGATATTAAGCCAGGTTATCAAAGAAAACAAGATAAATACATTTGTAATAAACCACACCCCACTGCCTAGAGAAATATTTGATGCAGAGGTTCAGATTTATAGAGAGAATGGATTTTCAAAGTTTGATGTGGTTAAAATAGATTAAGATATATAATGTATGGCAACATATAACCAAAAATTTAATAAAGATGATAGTGTACTTAGGCACATTATTGTCGGATTTCTTGCAGATATAAATAACAAGATATATTTTCATAGGCAAATTAATGCTGACGAAAGAATAGCAGTGGACGTTCCATTCTATTATTCAATCACAGGCGATGATCAGTTCCTAAGAGACCAATTCTTGTTTACAACAGCAAGTGGACCAGACTGTTCACCTGATAAGGCTGCGGCAGATGCAAATTATGATGCAGTCCCACGAGGAGTTGCAACACTTGAATCGATGTCAATAGATTCTTCCAAGCTTGTTAATAAAAGAACACTAGGTTCATATACTAAAATGAATAGCGAAGGAGCCATGGAAGGCTATGCTGCGGAATTTAATATGATTCCAATCGTTATTTCATTTGATATCGAGATTGTAGTATCATCAACGCTAGACGCATTTAAAATTACAGAAGCAATCGTTAAAAGACTTTATAAGTCTAATTATTTTAATGTCGAGGTAGGTCATCTTGAGGAAGGAACTTATCGAATAGCATCATACTATGCAATGCCGGATGAATACACACAGGAGAGACCTTTAGGTTTTACATTTGATGATAAGGAAGAGTATAAATTAACCCTACCTGTAGAGGTTCATTCATTCATACCATCATTCGATATTGGAGCAACGGGAGGATATGGAGACTCTCCGATATATGGAGATGGATCTTCTGGAACATCATCTGGAATTAATGGAATTAATGGAATAGGAGCCGAAGGTGTTACAGGTTCAGCCAAAGACGGTACACTGGGTATTCCTAGTGTTAGAAAATTAAATTCGACTGAAAAACATTTAAGTAATAGAATGTTTGAAATTCATGCAAATACAATTAATACTAGCTCATCACAAATTGATCCTAATATAATAGACGACGAAAAAAACAATAAATAATAATTCAAACAAACACTTGGATATATAACAAAAGAAATAAATTAAAATAATATGACAACTAATATTCTTGCACCCTTTGCGAATGTAGAAGAATCTTTTCAGTTTTATGTAAACGGAAGAATCTTTGAAATGAATGAAAACGAAATTGAAGAGGTTGAATCTTCAAATAACATGGCGTTAAACAACGCTATCAGAGCATTTGAATCTTTTGAATTCTCTAATGATACAATTAAGTGGTTCCATGGACCTACGAAGTTTATATACGATTTAACAGAAGGAAATTTCAAACATAATACTATGTTAATTGAAGGAAACACATTTTCAACACATGTAATTACTTCTGGATTAGTAAGATATAATGAAAAGCAAACTGCTGAATTATTTGAATCGTTACCGACCATATTAGAAAACTTCGTATCACTTGATTTTACTGCATGTTATGAAGGAAACAATACTACAGTAGATTTATTTAAAACTGAAAATTCAGTATATGTTTCTAGATTTAATAAAGAAACAAAAATAGCTAAGTTCTTTAAGGCATCAAATGCAAATGAAGCATTAGAATATGTTACTGAACAAACTGGAGAATCTGCACTTGAATTCCTTACTGGAATGCTTGAAGGTGAAACTGCCAAATTGGCTGAAAGAAACAAAACAAATAAAACATACGAATCAATGATTGCATTCCTAAAAGACCAAAAGGGTTTACTAGCAGAATCTGATCGTGACGACGCATTTATCAAAGGCGCTGAATCTTTAATTAATGAAGAAATTAAAGAATGGGAAGGTAAAATCGAATCTACAGGGTTATAATATAAACTAACATATAGGCACTAAAAAAGGGATCAATTATATAATTGGTCCCTTTTCCTTTGCAGGCAACTTAGGCAAATTACCTAAGTGATATGTTTTTATCGATTATCCTTCACCGTTTAAACGTTCTTCGATACGTTCCACGATGATTTCATTTAATCTTCCTTCAACGAATTCTTCAGCTTCAGTTCTTAAAGAATCATCCATTGGTCCCATTGGTCCAGCAACTCCAGCTTTACCAGCCTTTCCTGCTTTTCCAGCTATACCAGCTTTACCTTGAGGTCCAGTCATTCCCTGGGCTCCCATTGGTCCAGCAACTCCATCTTTACCATCTTTACCATCTTTTCCAACCGGTCCAGCCTGTGTAATAGACATTGTTTTGATTTTCTTTGCATTCACCATAGACAGATACAGAGATGCACCACCTATAAGAATTGCAATACTAATTAATATTCCTACCATTTTATAAATTTATTTTTTGTTTGTTATTATATATATCATCTAAAAAAACGGAATGAAACAAATTCATATATTTTCATATAATTTCTAAATAAATAATTACAACGTGGCTAGAAAGAAAAACTATTTAAACAATAAAGACTTGCATGCTGCAATGTCTGAATCTAAAGAATTAGGTACATTAACTGTAACTGCAGAGAAAATGCTAATACTATTAGCTGAGCGTGCCATACTTAAAATGACATATGTTAATATGGATGACAGGAACGACTGTCTACAATTTGCAATGTTAGATTTATTAAAGTATTGGAAAAACTTTAACCCTGAATATCCAAACGCATTTGCATACTTTACCGAGATTGCAAAAAGAGGATATGCTAAGGGTTGGAATAAAATCCATCCACAAAAATATAAGGGAACTATTTCAATGGGATCTACTGGGTCTTCTGATGGTAATTCAGGTGGAGGAATCTATTCAATATAATAATGTCAATTAAAAACGTTAAACCTACTAAAAATTCAGGATTCCATCAAGGGTACTTTGTGCCTAAGAATCCTGAAAAATACGCTGGTCCACAACCAATTATATATAGAAGCTCATGGGAATATAAGTTTTGTATATGGTGTGATGCCAATGATAAAGTATTAGTATGGTCTAGCGAACCTGTTGCAATTAAATATTGGGCAAGACAAGGTAATAAACAACGAACGTATTACCCAGACTTCTATTTTAAGATATTAAAACAAGATGGGACGTTTGAAGAGTATTTGGCAGAAATAAAACCAAAGCAACAGATTCAAAAACCAAAGCCCCCTACTAAAATGTCTAAAAAGGCACTTAAATCATATAAATTTCTTGCAGAACAGTACGTAAAAAATATAGATAAATATAATGCTGCAAAACAATACGCCACTGAAAGAAGCTGGAAGTTTATTGTTTTGACAGAAGATACTATTAAGAATGGGCTACGTTAAAAAGAGAATAAGAGAACTTACTAGGGAATATGGTAACAGGGCAGCTGCCACTACTAAAATCACAGAATGGTTCAATGAATCTATTAATGATAAAAAGGTAGTTGAGACCAAATCCACTAGAGGTAGGTTTCAGGTAGGTAAGATATACACATTTAATTATTCTCCTAAATATATTAAAGAATTACCATGGTTTGATGAGAATCCAGTCGTGCTTGCAATTGAAGAGGTTGGAAAAAATGACTTTGGAGTTAATTTAAACCTACTTCCAACCAAGGTAAAGGAACAGTTACTAGATGACGTTTATGAAAGAATGGCTGGAATTATTAAAAATACGAATGCAACAACAAAGGACCCATTAAACGAGAGTCAACTTACAATATCATATAAGGGTATGAAAAAATACCTGAAGAAATTTGGTTATGATTTTGCTCTCAGACAATATATACCATCAAACAAAAAAGATCAGGTGGTGATAAGTTATTCGAAATGGCCTGAAATGGCATTATGCGACTTAATGGAGTTAAATAACACAAATATACGAGAAGTTTTAACTAAGTTTGAGGACTATTTTAAAAAGAATATATAATAAAAATAATAAAACATAAAAATAATGGCAGGATTTGTAGAAAGGAACGGGCCTTTAAGTACCAACAGGAGGGCATTTACGTTAAGTGATTCACTTAAAAAACTATCTTCCTTTGGAATGTACTATGATGATTTAGTACTTAGGCAGTCACAAGCAATTGGTCCAGCAGAGGACGAATTCGGATATGGTGGAATGAACCCACAGGGATTAGACAGCGACGATATGTATGGCGCGTTCGCAGCATTATCAATGGCTGATACTACAATGCGTAAAAATATTCCTTTCTTTGACCAGAATTATAAAGGTAAAAGAGATGAGCTGAGAAAGTTTTCACAGCATGATGAGATAGAAGACATCTTAGATATTTTATGTGATGAATCTATCGTATTTGATAACAAGAATTTTATAGCTAACCCTGAAATTATTGGAATGGAAGTTTCTGATGATGTTCAGAAATATCTTAATAAATCATATAGAGAAATATATCAATATTTTGGATTTGCATCAGACCAATCAGTATGGTACTTCTTTAGAAAATGGTTGATTGATGGTTACTTATCATTTGAAATCATTTATAATCCTGAACAAACTGAAATTATTGGTTTTAAGGAAATTGACCCGGTAACGTTACTACCGGCATATAACCATGAAGATGGTAAAAAGGTATGGATACAATTTAAAGATGATCCACTGAAAGAGAGAAAGCTATATGATTCACAGATTGTATACATATCATACTCTTCAATTACCACAGCATCGAGAGTAAGTTACCTAGAAAGATTGGTAAGATCATTTAACCTGATGAGAATTATGGAACATACCAGAGTTATTTGGGCTGTTACAAACTCATCTTATAGAATGAAGTTCATTATACCAGTTGGAGGTAAATCTAAAACAAGAGCAAAACAATCGCTTTCACAGTTAATGAATAACTATAAGGAAGTTGTAGATTTTGATTGGGACAGTGCATCTCTGACAACTAATGGGAAACCTATGTTACAATTCAATAAAGAATATTGGTTACCTAGCAAGGACGGTGAACAGCCTGAGATTGAAACCCTAGGAGGAGAAGGACCTGAATTAAACGATACCGAATCATTAAAATACTTTTCAGATAAACTTAAGTCAGTTTCAAAAATACCATACTCTAGATTTATGTATGAAGATGGTGGTGGAGATTTTGCAATGGAAGCAGATGGAATGATTAGAGATGAAATTAAATTTGCAAAATTCGTTACAAGATTAAGAAGTTCTTTTCAGGAAATATTAGTAAAACCATTATGGTTACAAATGTGTCTTAAATTTCCTGAATTTAAGGATGACGCTGGATTTAAAACTCAAATCTCATTACAATTTAATGAAGAGAATATGTTTGCTGAATTAAAGCAGATGGAAATAATGGAAAAGAGATTAAGTTTCATTGGCAGTATGCAAGATTCATTAATGAAAGTTGATCCTGTAACGATGGAAGAGGAACCATTCTTTAATATGGAATTCCTTGTCGATAGATACTTAAAACTAAGCCCTGATGATAAGGCAGCAAACGACGCATATAAAGCAAGAAGTGCAGCTGCAAAGGCAGAAGAACCTGAGGAAGAAAATCCAATGGCTTTTTAAGTTTTGAGAAAATCAAAAAAACTAATTATAAACAAATAAAGATATGAATACAATAAAAACATTCGAGGAGTTCACTGGATCACTACAGGAGGACGCAATAGAGGCAGGTAATGATTCTAAAGTATTAATAGATGATACTAGTCTGGATTCAGGAGATAAAATTAAATCAACTGAAATTCTAGGAGCTATCTTATCTTCTAAGACTGAAAAGGAATTTACACAATACTTCTATGATCAGTATGGAAATGGATCATTTACGGCAGAGGACATGTCCACATTGGTAAAATATTTTAACGAATATACCGAGGAACAGGCTGAAAAGGAAAAGGAAGCTGAAAAGGAAGCTGAAGGTGATGCTGGCCTAGATCCATTGGCAGACATATAAATTAAAATTTTACGAAATTTAACGTGATATATAATAAAATAATATAAAATAAAACTTATGACTAATAACTTACTGATCCTAGAAAGATCATCCACAGAATTAGAGTTTAAACAAGATGGTGGGACCTATGTTCTAGAGGGTATCTTTGGAGAAATCGATAAGAAAAATCGTAATAACCGAATTTATACTGAAGGCGAATACCTACCACAAATTGAAGCTCTACAGGCTAAAATTAAATCTTCAAAATTACTTGGTGAATTAGATCACCCTAGTAACTTTGATGTATCTCTTAAAAATGTATCACATATCATCGAGGAATTGATATATGATAAGGAAACTAAACAAATTAAAGGAAGAATCAGATTATTAGATACTGATGCTGGACGCCAAGCTAAAGCTTTAGTCGATGCAGGAGTTCCTTTACAAATTTCTTCAAGAGCAGCTGGAGCTGTCGAATCTAACGGTACTGTAAAAATCAAACAATTATTTACGTATGATTTAGTTGCAGATCCTGGATTTGAAAATGCAGAACTTAAAAGAGTTAACGAATCTTATGGTTTCCTTAACGAAGGTAACGATCTCTTTATTTACGAGATAAATAATACTAATGATACACAAAAACAAATAGAAAATATAAACGAAACAAAAATGGCAGAGTCAAAATTTATTACCGTTGAGGATTTTAATAAGTACTCTCAGTATCTTTCGGAAGAAATCAAAACCATCAAAGAGGGTATGAATACTTCAGACGATACTGAATCTACTAAATCTCAGATGGAAACACTAAAGGAATATACTAATTATTTAGCTAAAAAACTAGATGAATCAGTTTCATATTCAGAGCATGTTGCAGAAAAAGCAGATCAAGGAATAGCATATTCAGAATCACTAGCAAAAACACTAGATAATTCTATTGAATATTCTGAAAACTTAGCAAAAACACTAGATAATTCTATTGAATATTCTGAGCATATTGCTGAAGGAGTTGATCAAATCAAAAATTACACAAATTATTTAGCAGAATCTTATAATGAAGGTGCTACTACTCATGAAAACATGACCAAGTACATTGAATATTTAAGAGAGAACTTAGAGAAAGTTACTGAATACACTGAATATGTTGCTGAAACAGTAAACTCTAACTTATTATTAGAAGATGAGGCTGGAATCGAAGCTGAAGACATGGAAGATGAAACAGTAGACGTTTCAATAGATGTTATCGATGCTGATGATAATGTAATTGACGGAGAAACTAAAGATGCTGAAGAAGACTTAGAGCTTGAAGGCGAAGGAGATGCTGAAGGTGAAGAAATCAAAGAAGATTCAGCTGGAGTTCCCGCTGAAGAATTAGAAGATGAAACTGTAGATGTTACTGAACTAACAGTAGATGCTGACGGAAATGAATTAGAGCATGCTGAAAAGAAAGAAGACGTTGAAGCTGACTTAGAACTTAAAGGTGAAGGTGATGCTGCGGGAGAAGAAATTGATGAAACAAACATTGAAGTTGAAGTAGAAGTAGAATCTGAAGAAGAAGAATCTGAAGAAGAATCTGAAGAAGATGCAATGGAAGCTTACAGAAACTCAATTACTTCTAAATTAGAAGCATTAGTTGAAAAGGTAAATGCTAAGAAATCTGAAAACCCATCATTCTTTAAATTTATATCTGAAGCAAAGGTAAACGAATTCAATGCATTAGATACTGAAGAAAAAACTAAAGTTGCTAACGCAATCGAAGGTAAAGGTTATTTAACTGAAGGACAAATATTAGGATTATGGAAAAACTCATTAATGGGTGCTGTTGAAACAACAAACACTCCAAATGTAATTTCAATGATGCCAACTGAATACCATGCAAAATGGAACAAATTATCAGAAGCAAAGAAAAACCAAATTTTAGCACAGTCTAAAATGGTTAAATTAGAAACTTCTTACCAAGTGGCTAACTTTTGGCAAACAAGAGACCTTAGAGATACTGTAGTTGTTATGGAAAAAGTAGCAATGGTTACAGAATCTAAAGAACCAATAAAAACTATAGGTTATGATACATCTGAAATAGGTGCAGAGATAGCTAAAAGGTTTAAAAAGTAATAGAATCAATAAAAATATCAGTATTATTTAAAAAAAGCGAAAAGCTAATCAAATAATACTGATATATATTAATATTAAAACATATCGATCATCAGTTAAGAAGCAAAAAACTGACATTATATCGAAAATCGTAAAACACGAACATATAACAAACCATTAAAAAAATAAAAATTTAAAACAAAATGGCAAATTTAATTAACGAGTCAGAGATCAAAGCAACTTGGTCTCCAATCATCGAATCTGCGACAGGTATCACAGACGCTAACAAATTAGCGTGGATGTCAGAATACTGTCACAATCACAAACTATATGAAGACGCTTCAACAATGTCTTTAAATCCAGGTATGAACTTAGCTGGTATGGGTGCAACAACTCTTCCAAACATGGCAGTATCATTTGCTGACCAAAGAGGTTCAGGAGACAAAGCTCCATCATTATTACCATTAGCAATGCAAGTTGCTGCACAAACTATCGGTTTAGATTTAGTACCTGTAGTTCCTATGGCTGGACCAATGGGATTATTATCTTACTTAGACTTTACTTACGAAGGTGGTGCATTAGGTACCGCTAACGGTGCTGACGGTACTGTTGCTCCAACTTACATCAAAGGTGATGAAACTTTATTAGGAGTTGCAAATATCGCTGCTGTAGTTGGTACTAACGGTGAATATACATTCGTAGGATCTTCAAGAATTGATGGTAAATCAATCTTTAAAGTAGTTTCTATCGATGGTGCTAACGCAAACGTTGCTGCTGATTTAGAAGCTTATGCTGCTGGAGCTGGAGTTACTGTTGAATTAGTAAAAGGATTAGAAGATCACATCAAAGGATTTACTGCTTCTGACGAAGATGGAACTCCTTACTCAAGAGAAGCTGGTGAATCTACTGCTGACAAAATAATGGGTCTTTCTTTATTCTCTAAAAGTGTTGCTGCTGAAACTTTCCAAGTTGCTGCTGCAGTTACTAGAGAACAAGTACAAGATTTAAAACAATTCGGTGTAGATGCTGTTGCTCAAGTAGAAGCAGTATTAACTAACGAATTAACTCAATCAATCAACCAACATATCTTAAAGAGATTAAGAGCATTAGGTACGGCTAACGTAACTGCTGCATTCGTTGTAAATGGTTTCGATTTAGATTTACCTTTAGCATCTGCGTTAGGTGGTGGTGGTGAAACTTTACCATCAGTACACAGAAGAATATTATCACAAATTCTTGCAGCTGCTAACTTAATTGCTAACAGAGGTAGAAGAGGTGCTGGTAACTTCGCTGTAGTTGGACCACAAACTGCAACTGTATTACAGTCAGTTTCTGGATTCGTTGCAAACCCAATGGCTAACACTTTTGCACAAGCTGCAGGAGCTATCTACCCATTAGGATCTGTTGCTGGAATCAATGTTTACACTGATCCAACAATGGCATGGGGAGATTACTCTGTAACTGTAGGAAGAAAAGGTGACGGAAACGGACCTGGTGTTGTATTCATGCCTTACTTAATGGCTGAGTCTGTACAAACAATCGCTGAAGGAACAATGGCTCCTAAGATTGCTGTAAAGTCTAGATTCGCATTAGTTGACGCTGGATTCCACCCAGAAACACAATATGTTACTTTCAAGGTAACTATCGGTACATTATCTACTAAAAACTTATTAACATTAGCATAATAGCTAAACGTTAAGACGTTAGACACATACAAAATAGAACGTTAAACTTCTATGTTAGGAAAGGGAACTGAGAAATCAGTTCCCTTTTTCTTTGATATATACTATAACACATTATATAAAAAACAAAGTAAAATATGAAAAACTTAAAAACATTTAGTGATTTCAATTCACGTGTGACAGAGAACGATCTAGCAATAGATACCGTAGTTACTACAGCCAATGATCCAATAAGGTCAGATGTCGATACTATAATTAATTCTTTAGAAACTTTAGCAAACGAATTATCAGAAGATATAGAACATGATGATATAGATGAAGGAGCTGGTGATTTTATAAAATCATGGTTCATTAGTAAAAAGGCTGCTAAGGCACAAAAAAAAATCAATAAAATCAAAATGAATTCTGCTGATTTAGAATTTGCAGCAATGAATGCAGAGGGAGATAAGAAGAAGGTGCTAATGGATAAGAGTGACGCAGTAAAGCAACAGGCAATTGAACTACAGAATTTAGTTGATGATAAATTTGCAGGTAAAGGAAAGATGGTAGACGCTAGAATGCAAAAGGAAAAGATTAAAGGTCAACTTGAAATTATAAAGAGAACATCAGGTATGGAAGATGACCCAGGTAAGAAATCTGATTTAAGAACAAAAATGGGAGAACTTAATAATAAATATGCTGAAGAGCAACAGGCAATTAAAGATCTTGAAGATAAGAATAAGGAAGCGATTGACGCTGAAAGAAAAAGATTACAAAAGGATCAGGAATCATCTCAAGCTGAGGTTTCAGATTCATTAGTTACTAGAGCGAATGCGCTAGGTCTAAACGAATTAGCAAGTGAAATCGAATCTAAATTAGATTGGCAAATTATAGAAGGCACTGTATTAAGAGCTAAATACGAAAAGGTTATAGCTAAAGCAGAGGCGGATATGGTATTAAACGAATCTAGGTATCAAATTAACTCAGTAAAGGACGCATTCACTAGATTAATGTAATCTACTTATTAGAATTTTTACGAGCAAGACTTAAAAACTCCTTCTGTTGATTCAGTAGGAGTTTTTTTACGTATTTTTGGAAGGCCAGAGATGATTGTAATATCCTACCGTCTACCGAGCCTCCCTCTAGCGTTTCATGATAGTCAGGGTGTACAAAGTTAGCAGGAGTAAAGTTATTAATATTAGATCGGATGGGTTCACCTGACAGTGCGCAAGTCCAATCTAGCGTATCATAGCTTTCTTGCAACTTTTCTATTTGTACGAAATCACCAGTGGAACAATCATAGTAATGTCTCTTCTTCGATGTTTGATTACTAAACTTACTTACTTCAAATAATATTTGTAGGAATTGATCTTCCTGTGCTCGATCCTTGAGCAGGGGATTTTCTAATAGCAATCTACGCTGTTGCCTTGATAAACCCTCATAACAAACACCATATCTATTTCTTGGATATGGACCATTAGTTCGCCTAATGTTAGGGTATTTATTATTGAATGCCATGTTATATTTATTTGAAACTTATTGGGTTCCTTTTATATAATATGTAACACAATAAACTAAAAAAAAATGATTCAAACTCTCTTCACGGAAAAATACAGACCTAAAAATCTAGATGATTTAATATTGCCAGATAATGTAATGTCAAAATTCAAAGATGGAATTACACAAAACATGCTATTAGCCGGAAGCCCTGGAACTGGAAAGACTTCAACTGCAAAGGCAATTGTACAGCAATTCGAACTTCCATATCTCTATATTAATGCTTCAACCGATACTTCCGTTGATGTTATTAGAACTAGAATTACGGATTTTTGTTCAACGATGTCAATACTTGACGATCAAGGAAAATTTAAAGTTGTTATATTAGATGAGGTTGATGGAGTAAGTGATCAGTTCTTTAAAGCACTTCGTGCAACAATGGAAACATTTGCAAGTAACTCAAGATTTATTGCAACATGTAATTACATTAATAAATTACCAGATCCAATTCTTTCAAGGTTTGAGGTAATTAACTTTGATTTTGACAAGGAAGAAGAGTCCGAACTAACCAGAAAATACATTAAGAGAGTATATGATATTTGTGGTAAAGAGGGAATGACGATTGAGAAACCAGCATTGGTTGAATTTGTTAGACGTAACTTTCCAGATTTAAGAAGTACTCTTAATAAATTACAGGGATATAAAAGCCAAGGCGTAAAGAACATTACAGTGGCAGACGTAAAGAAATTCAATTCAGTCTATAAAGACGTGTTTGAGTTAATCTTTAATGAAACCGATCCTGTGAAGAATTATAAACAATTAGTTGGTGAATATTCAAATAGAGTTGATGATGTTTTACAAACCCTAGGAGAAGAGTTCATTGAGTATATTCAAACGGAAAGACATGAAGCAGCTCGATTCATTCCACAGATTGCAATTACAGTCGCAGAACATCAAGCACAGAGAACATTAGTAATAGATCCAGTCATCACATTATTATCTTGTGTTTATAAAATCCAAGAAATAGTAAGAGGCTAGAAAATAAATTAAAAATAATTGACTAAAAGTTTTTTTATGTCAAAGATTTTGTTTATATTTAACTATAAATAACACACATTATGAAATTAGGAAAGCATACATTAATAATAGACGGTAACTATTTCGTCTACAGTAGACTATTTGTACTACCAAGACCTAAAGGCGAAACATTATTAGGCGATAGAGATGGCCAAGAACAGTTTATGAGAAAACTGTGCATTGATTTTGCATCAGAGGTTCGTAAAATGACACCGTTCATCGATCAAATAGTAGTAGCTATAGATTCAAAATCATGGCGTAAGGATTTATTTCCAGAAGCAGCATACAAAGGTACAAGGGTCGCAGATGATTCTGTTAATTGGACAAATGTATTTGACACATATGAGGAATGGCAAAAAATACTTGCCAAACAGGGTGTTATTATTCACAAAGTACCAGGTGCAGAGGCAGATGATATTTTATTTGGTTGGTCTACTCAATTAAATAACGAAGGTAAAAACTGCATAGTATGGACTGGCGATAGAGATTTAATCCAACTTGTTAATTATAATAATGCAACAGATGCGTATACCCTATGGTACTATAATTCTAAAAGAAAGTTACTTGCATTCGAAGGATTTAACACACTATTAGAAAATGCAGGTACAGCAACATTAAGCAATGACGATATGTTATTTAATATGTCATCTGATGAGGTTATGGGTGATAAGCTCAAGCAAGACTTTCAGGCATGGATGCTTAAAAATAGTGTAACTGTTGAGGAAATCAATTGTGATGACTTTATATTCTCTAAAATACTACAAGGCGATAAGAGTGATAATATCATGTCAGTTGTTAGATGGACTAAAGAAACAAGTTCAGGCTCTGTTAGGAATTATGGAATCACACAAAAACATTGTGATAAGATACTAACCAAATACAGAGAAACTGAAGGTGATTTTAAGATCGATCATTTCTTTTCAAAGGCACGTGTAGATATTATAGTAGAATTGATTCACAGTATCGTAGGTAAGGCAACCAGAGATGAAATCAGAGTAGCTTTTAACCAGAATTTAGATCTAATGTTACTTCACTATAATACTATCCCAGATTCAATTCAGAAAGGTATCTACACTGAAATAGAAAATGACTATAATGCTGTAACAAATCTTAACGGTCTAACTCAAATGGAAAAAATACTTGAAGGTACTGAATGGAATACAAGCACAAAGCGAGGTAATACTGCACCAAGGTCATATGACGCGTTCGCAGGATTAAAGACAAATGATTCAAAGGAACTACCAGGCCAGAGTAAACAAACCACATTATTTTAATATAAGATACATGCTAGACGAAACAAAACTCTTTGATTTCATTAAAATACTATTTAGTAGAAATGGTAAATACGATGAAGTTAAAAATCATAATAAGAAGAGACATCACTTCATGATTAATAGGTTCTTTGCTATTAAATATCCTGCAAATGCACAGATGTTTAATAGGAATGGTATTAATCCAATCCCAGTTATTGATAGTTGGGCAATGGTTGCAAAGAGATTTACTGGTGTTCCAGGCTGGATCTATACAAAAACCAAAAAACCTGCAAAGGTAGCTACAAAGAAGAGTAGTTATATACCTTCCGAAAATGTTATTCAATTTTTTATGGAAAGGAATGAAATAGGCAAGAGAGAATATAAAGAACTTGAAAAATTTGCGAAAGAAGATTTATATGCCACGTTAAAGCAGCTAGAAGATTCAATGAAGGTCTATTAAAAAAAGAAAAGTATGCAATTATTTGATATAGGTCAAATGCCAACGGCAATAGATATTACATTATACAGATACAATTATATTGATAATAAGCTATGGACACAAATACATAACGATGTCGAGTATATTGAGTACGATAAAGATTCAATCATGATTTCTAAAAATCAGCTTGAACATATTATTGAAAAATACTACGCTTCATCTCTTAATAAAATTAAAACATTAGGGTCTGAGGTTATCTACAAGGAAATAAATTCAATTTATTTCCTCTATAAGATGTGTAGCGAGATGATTAATGTTAAATACATTAAGATAAATCTAAATATGGATAAAAGCTATGATAGGACTATTGATTCATATGGGGATAAGGTACTTCAGTTTGGGTTTAAAGTACTTACTGCAACCTTAAGACTTACCGATTTATATGATACAGATGAACTTCCAATTGTAAATCAATATTTAGAAGAGATGGGCATTTTAACAGATAATTCTCCATTTGTAAGAATCAAGGCAATGGATCTTGTGGAAATACTCGAGCAATCTATTATAATCTTAGAGGAGAGAGGAGACACAGAAAAAGATACAAATGTACTTATAGACATTATAGAGCTACTTCAACCGAAACTTCAACCCGAGAACACATTAATATTAATTATTACAGATTACTAGAAAATATCGAATATATATACTATATAGAAAAAAAGTAGTATTATGAATATTTTAAGTAATTTCGGTAAGAGGGAGGGATTAGTTTATATAATAGTTGCGCTATGGGTTATCTTAGGAGTATTAGGTGTTTATAAGGACACTAACTTCTCAGATCTTTCAATTTATTTTGGATCTTTAACTGCGTATGCAGCAACATATATATGGGCTGAATCTAGAAGACCTAGTTCAAAGACTAAACTACTCAAAAAAGGACCAAAATCCAGAAGAGAGGTAATGATATACACTGTCGTTGCTCTATGGGCAATTATTGGTGTAGCAGCCGTTTGGCTTGGTAGTAACCTATCTGATATTGCAATGTACTTTGTTTCATTATCTGGATTTGTTGCATCATGGCTTGCCGGGGAGGTTTATACACCACAGGACAAAATCAATAAAAACAACGAAGAGTAATGGTAAGAGGATATACTGCAGACACATATGGGGACTTTTTTATCGCCTCATTACAGGAACCATATAGGAATGTAATTATGGTTCTTGATTGGGAAATACTAGTTGGTTTAAAAACACCTGCAATGACTGGGACTGTTTCAGGCCAGGCTGGAACTAGGGAATTTATAGGAAACCTTACACAACTTGACATTGCATTTAGTATTGGAGATACGATAATTGTGGGTAATATTGAATACACAATAGATTCGATTCCATCATCCTTTGAAATAGGCGTTGCAGAAACTATCTCGAATAGCATAACTGGGGCACAATACTATGGAAGCGAAAACGCAGATAACCGATTCGAGTATGGGTATAGATGGTCTCAGACTGGAGATGTTTTCTCCGAAATTAATCCACTTAAGCCAGCAATTCCACCACAGGATATTGGATATGGTGATTTACTAGCTATTACCTTTGATGTTAATAAACCAGTGTATATTGATACTACGGTGGAGGTCGCGGCTATTCAAAACCTTAATACTCTTACATTTTTGTCAATAACACATACATTAGAAACAGGGGAAGGAACAATTATAGCCTGTCCTAATTTTTGTACAGAGTGTACTGATCCATTTGCAATGAATGGATGCGCAAATATTATCGTCTCATGTGATGATGATAATTTATTTAATCCATATAATCTTACGAAATCTAACAACATATATAAACAACTTACCAGTATGATAACTGGCATATTTGGACATGAGGTAAATTATTTTAGAACTGAACCCGATTTAAGGACAAGCGATGTTATCTTAATGGAATATTCATTACATAATGTTGTAGATAATAAAAGCTTAAAGGTTTTAGTACCTGATAATGAGTTTCCAACAGAGGCAAACACATATGACATATTTGGTATTGATCTTGAGGATTTTGAAGTACATATTACTGCGGAAGAATTTGAATCAATATTTGGTGCTGGAAAGTCTCCAAGAAATAAAGATTACATGTATATTCCTATTATTAATAAGATGTATGAAATTAGTTCAATCGCACTTGCAGATGAATTTAATAAAACAAATTCATATTGGAGAGTTAAATTAACTAAATATCAAGACAGAACATCTGTTGTCAAAGGAACGTTTGATGCTGCAACCGATGTATTAGTAACAGGTATTGATGAATTATTTGGAGAAGAAATTAATAATGAATACAGACAATCCGGAAAACCAGAACAATTTAAGTCAGTTATATCATCATATAGGGATGGTATACGCGATTTCTTAAATAAAGGTTTAAATATTGTCGATTATGACCTAAAAAACAGTTGGACGGTAGTTAGTAAAAATTATTATGATCTTTCATCAGTGACATTTGATACAAACGTGATTGGTTATGTTGCAAAGTCAGAAGTACTAGTAGGAAATAGTGCAGCATTTACCGGTTGGTTCTCTCCAAAGTTTGACGCAGCTTCTACAGTCGACCATTATTTATTTGGAGATAATGATGCATTATTATCAGGTGGATTTAGATTAACTATAAGCAATACAGAATTTAAACTAAGCGTCAATGGATGGACAGAGTCATATCAACATGGAATGACACTACAAAATGACACATGGTATGGTTATGTTGTAAATGTTAATAATGTATTCTCACAATTAAGTCTTAGTCTTTATAGTCTTGATCCAAATTCCAATGTTATTACAAAAACATCTTCTCCAACATCAATGAATCTTATTCTTGAGTTTAATGAAAATAGGAATATGTCAACCCCAATTACATGGCAATCATCAACCAATTATGGATTGCGTGCAAATAATATGTACATGACCAATATTAGAGTATTTGAACAACCTATAGAATTTGAACAACATTCAAATGTTTTAAATCAATATGTCGTTAGAGATAATCAATTGGCAATTGTAATTGATAATGCAATCCCATCACTTGGATTCCAGAAGTTCGCTAACGCTAGATAATATAATTTAGATAAATATACTATCTAATAAACAATAATATATGTCAGAAAGGAAAAGCATAAAAGACCAGGCGGAAGATATACGTAAAGACTTGGATGAGTTGATAGGCGATGATACTTCAATGGAAATATCGGATGTTATTGAAACTGATCCCCATCTTCCAGCAAAGAGAAATAAAAAACTTAAATCATTTCCAGAACTTAAAAAGAGTTCAACGAAAAAGGCAAAGAAAACAATCACAGCTCTGATGAAGTTTTATCTCGATGAGGATATTATCGAAAGAGATGAATATATTTCTGCTAAAAAGAAGATGGATGAAATGACAATGAGTTCATTAGTCTATCAATTACAGGCAGGTGAAAGAGCATTAACGACTTTATTAGAAGCAATCGAAGATGGAGAAGTAGCACCAAGAATGTTTGAAGTTCTTGCCACATTACAGAAATCAATGCTAGACATCATCAAATCTCAGACAATGTATTTAATGGCAACTGAAGAAAGTGCCAAGAGAATTGCCAGGGATATTGAGATCTATAGGAAACGTGATGATGTTAGAGAAATTGAAGAGGCTGGAGGAGATCCAGAACTTGGAAATACTCAACGAGGAACAAAGGATCTAATGAAAATGATTAGACAGGGTATTAATGATACTGAAGATGATATCGTAGACGCTGAAATAACTGAAGATTAATTATGAAACACGTAAAATTATTTGAACAATTCTTATTTGAAAAAGATCGATTGGAGTGGAATGACTCGGATGCACCTGATGCTGAGGGTAGATTTAAAGACTTAAGCCCAAAGGATCTTGCAGCCTGGTTAATTAAAACACGTAAAAAAGATTTGCGTAAAATTACAGGTTCATTAAACCAACAAATAGGATTTAATAAAAAGAGCGATCCCAAATACGCTGAGAAGATGGAAAAAACCAGAATAGAGGTTTATAAGCAACTTGGCAGAGAGGACCTACTAAAATAACCGATATGGCAAACGAAGGATATGTTGGAGATAATAAATGGATTCCGAAAGGAGATTCAGATAAAGAGGCACAAAAACTTGTCTGGTCAACGAAAAGTATTAATGACCTATTAGTTGCGCTTGACAAGGGTTATAGGCCTCAGGTAAGCATGCCATTCTATGAAGGTAAACAATTTCTGAGAAGAGGTAACATTGTATTTGAATATACCGATGCTGAAATTGAAGAACTTGCAAAATGTGCG